TGCTTGTTTTGTGGTTGGCGAAGTAAGGAACAAAAAAGGTAATTATTACGATTTTGTAGGCGATACTATTGAAGCTTTTAAAACTGCTGGTTTGCATTATTACAATGAAGCCATTTTGGTAACGGCAGTTGGTAGCTTGCCCATAAGAGCAGGCAAGCAATTTAGCGCCAGTCGCAAATTAGGCAAAACGCATCAAAATGTTTTAATATTTGTTAAAGGCGATGGCAAAAAAGCGGCTCTTGCCTGTGGTGTAGTGCAAGTAGATGATGAAATTCTAAATGCCGTAACGGGTTTGGAGGGCTAAGATGCCATTAGCAATAGCACTGTCTAAATCTTTGCCAAGCCCCAGCATCCAGCGTGGGTTAGTTAATGCAAGGTGCGCATCCAAAATGGCATTGCGCTCTTTGCCAAGGTCAGGAAATTTAGCGGCAATGGCTATGGCTTTTGGCCAATTGCCTGCGGTTGCTTGGGTTTTAAGTTGGCTTAATTTGGTTTCCATAAGGACCTCATTTGTTGCAAGGAATGGCATGACTATAAAGTAAACTTAACTTGTTGCAAGTCTTTTTTTATAGGACAATCCCTAACACTTCCCCTTTATAAAATGTCAGACGCACATATTCCAACCGATGAAAGCCGCAAGATGGTCGAAAGCACCAGCGGATTAGGCTTGCCACATGAGCAAATAGCCATATTGGTGGGCATTGATGACAAGACTTTGCGGAAGTATTACCGCGCTGAGTTGGACATGGGCAAGGCAAAAGCCAACGGGCAAATAGCCAAAACTCTGTACAGCAAAGCGGTTGCCGGCGACACGACCAGCCTAATTTGGTGGACAAAGAGCCAAATGCGGTGGTCGGAAACTGTTAAGAATGAAGTAACTGGCGCGGATGGTGAGCCTTTGCAGGGCATCCAAGTGACATTTGTCAAACCAAGTGAGTGAAGTCAGCAACGCCCAATTTCCTGTAAAGCTGGCGTGTTTATTTGACCCGCCAAAGTCTCGATACCGAGTTTTATACGGTGGGCGAGGTGGCGCTAAGTCTTGGGGAGTAGCTCGAGCACTGCTAATCAAAGCCGCCAAAGAACCATTGCGAATCCTTTGTGCGCGGGAATTCATGACCTCGATGAGGGATTCTGTCCACAAACTGCTGTGCGACCAGATCATCGACCTTAATCTGCAATCGTTCTATGAAATCACCCAAGCCAGCATTCGTGGCAAGAATGGGTCAGAGTTCAGTTTTGTTGGCTTAAAGAACAATGTGGCTAACGTCAAATCCTATGAGGGCGTGGACATTTGTTGGGTTGAAGAAGCTCAAACGGTGACTCGATTAAGTTGGAACGTGCTGATTCCAACCATCCGCAAACCTGACAGCGAGATATGGATTACCTTTAACCCTGAGTTGGAGACAGACGAAACCTACCAACGGTTTGTAGTCCACAAACCTGACAACGCGGTGGTGACAAAGGTTAACTGGTCTGACAACCCGTGGTTTCCTGATACCCTGAAGCTGGAGATGGAAAGCCTCAAGTCCCGCGACCCAGAAGCGCATAGGACGGTCTGGGAGGGGTTTTGCAGGCAAACAGTGGATGGGGCGATATTTGCCAAAGAGGTTCAAATGGCTGAGCTGGAGAACCGCATCACCCGCGTTCCCTACGATGCCACAAAGCCTGTTCATGCGGTGTTTGACCTTGGGTGGGCTGATGCGACTGCCATTTGGTTTGTCCAGTTTATAGGCATGGAAACCCGCTTAATCAGGTATATGGAAGACAGCCAGCAGACCATCAGCCATTACTTGTCTGAGATGCAAAAGTTTGGCTATGTGTACGACACGCTGTGGTTGCCGCACGATGCCGAGAACAAGACGCTAGCGGCAAATGGGCGGTCGATTGAGGAAATTGTCAGGGCGGCAGGGCATAAGACCAAAATCATTCCCAAAACGCCTGTCGTGGACAGCATTAACGCGGCGCGAACGATATTCAGGTCGTGTTATTTTGATAGTGAAAATTGCTATGATGGTCTACAATGTCTCAGGCACTATCGTTATGAGGTTGATCCAAACACCAAACAATTTAGCAGAACGCCCTTGCACGACCATTATTCACATGGCGCAGATGCGTTCAGAATGCTAGGGTTGATGGTGAATGAACCCAAAGAACGTAGGAAACCAAAACCAATGCCCCTGTACGGTGGCGCAAACAGTTGGATGGGCTAAATGGACGATTACGACTTAATAATTCAAGAGGCGATAGATTTCCTGAAGTTCTGCAATGACGCAGACACGAATAACCGCCAAGAAGCCCTAGAGGACTTGAAGTTTGTCAATGGCGACCAGTGGCCTGTGGAACTGCAAAACAGCCGTAACCTTGAATCTCGCCCTGTTTTGACCATCAACAAGCTCGACACTTATTGCCGTCAAGTCACAAACCAACAGCGCCAGCAACGCCCACGCATCAAAGTCCACGCCACCAACACCCAAGCTGACCAAAAGGTCGCACAAGTCATTTCAGGGGTAATTCGCCACATTGAGGTCAACTCAAACGCTGACCACGCCTATGACAACGGGTTTGATTACGCTGTTCGCATGGGTTGGGGCTACTGGAGGGTGAACACAAAGTACATCCGCGAGGACAGTTTTGACCAAGAAATCTGCATTGACCCTGTGGATAACCCGTTTACAGTTTATTGGGATCCAAACTCCATCGCACCAGATGGGTCAGACGCTGAGAAATGCTTAATCACCACAATGTTGCCCAAAGATGTGTTCAGGGCGATGTACCCTGACTTAGATGACGGGACTTCATTCACCCAGCGCGGCACAGGCGATAGTCAGTCAGAATGGATTACCAAAGAGGATATTCGCCTTGCTGAATACTTCTACACGGTGCGCGAGAAAGCCACGCTTTACCAATTGTCAGATGGCACAGCCAGATTTGCTGATGGCAAGGATTTCTTTGAGCGCATTGACTTAGCTGGGTTGACGGTGATTGGAGAGCGCCAAAGCTACAAAAAGACGATCAAGTGGAAGAAGATGACCGCAATTGAGGTTATTGAGGAGAGAGACTGGCCGGGGCGCTTTATCCCCGTCATCCCCTGCTACGGTCGCCATGTCGTCATTGGCAACAGACGCAAGAAATTTGGCATGATTCGCCACGCCAAAGACCCACAGCGGATGTACAACTTCTGGCAAACCAGCCTGACCGAGAGCATTGCCCTTGCACCTAAAGCCAAATGGATCATGGCAGAGGGTCAGGACGAGGGACACGAAAACGAATGGGCGCAAGCCAATGTCAAGTCCACAGCCTATCTGCGGTACAAGCAATTGGACATCGATGGTCGCCCTGCACCAGCGCCCCAACGTCTGCAACCTGAGCCACCGCCTGCGGGTGTGATGGCGGCGGCTGGCGCAATCAATGAAGATTTGCAAGCCATCATGGGCATTTTTGACCCAAGCCAGATGCCTACAGGCAATATCTCTGGCAAGGCGTTGAATGGCCAGCAACAGCAGATTGACCTGACAAACTATGACTATTACGACAACCTGACCCGTTCCATTTCCCACACAGGCAAGGTGATTCTTGACCTAATTCCCAAGATTTATGACTCTGAGCGTGTCATGCGGATCATTGGGGATGATGGAAAGCCTGAACTGATTACGTTGAACGAGCGCACGGCGGTGGGTGAGGTAATGAACGATGTAACGGTGGGTGAATACGATGTGGTGATGGAGACAGGCCCCGGCTACAACAGCAAGCGCCAAGAAGCCGTGGATTCCATGCTGGGTATGCTAACCGCTGACCCAACGCTGATGCAGACTGCGGGTGACTTGATCTTTAGGAACATGGACTTCCCCGGTGCGGACATCATCGCAGACCGCTTGGCTACTCTTAACCCGCTGTCTCAGGTCGATGAGAAAAGCCCTGTCCCGCCGCAAGTTCAAATGCAATTGGCACAAAGCAAAGCGCAAATGGAACAAATGGCACAGCAGTTACAACAACTGCAAATGGTCATCAAACAGCGTCAGGACATTGAGCAGGTTAAGCAAGACAGCGAAACCAAACGTGAATTGTTGCGCCAGACCGCCAAAGCACACAACACTGAAACGATGGCAGAAGTTAAGGTCAATGACCAGAATACCCGTGCAGTGACCAGCCAAAACAAGATGGAAATTGAAGCCATCATGGAATTGCTGTTACATCACATGGACACTGCCAGACTGAACAAGGAAATTGCCAAGCGCGACCGTGAGCAACAAAGCGCTATGCAGTTTGCGGCAACAGACATTGACATGGGTGCAAATCCATTGACACAACAATAATTTGGTGGTAAAAACCACAAAACCTTACTAGTTGGGTCAACTAGGTTAATTCTTGAGGTAACTCATGTCAGAAAAAGAAGCAGGGTCAGTATTGACCAGCGAAAATGCGGCAGATTTTTATGCACAAAGATTAGGTTTAGCTGATCGAAATGAAGCACCCGAGGCGGTCGTAGAGGAAACTCCAACCGAGCCGAGTGCGGAAGATGACCAGAGTGAACCTGAACAGCAGGAAGAAGCCAAACCCACAGAGGAAAAGAAGCAGAATCCTAAACTTGAGAGGCGTTTTTCAGAGATTACCAAACAACGCGAGGAAGCCAGAGCAGAAGCAAGGCGAGAGCGCGAAGCAAGGGAAGCTCTAGAGGCAAGGATTAAGGCGCTTGAAACCCCAAAGCCCACCGTGGTGGAGGAAGACCAAGAGCCGCAACCAAGTCAGTTTCAGGATGCGTTTGAATATGCCAAAGCACTCGCAGAGTACACGGCAGACAAACGAATCGCTGAAATGAAAAAACAAGATGCTGAGGAACGTGCGGCACAACAGCGCCAACAGGTCATCCAGACTTGGGCGAACAAAGTGCAACAAGCCAAAGCAAACCTGCCAGATTTTGATGAGGTCGTTGCGTCCAGTGATGTTGTTGTAAACGATGATGTCAGGGATGCGATTCTGGAGAGTGATGTCGGGCCACAGGTCTTGTATCACCTAGCTGAAAACGATGAACTTGCCAAAAAGATAGCAGGGATGTCGCCAAAAGCGGCGCTGAGAGAGATTGGGAAATTGGAAGAACGGTTATCCGCAAAGCCAACTGCTGAAAATAAGACTGTGGTTAAAAGTAGAGCACCAGCACCGATCAATCCGATTCGTGGTGGGACGACCGCGGCAGATGTACCGATGGGTTCCGATGGGGAATTTCACGGCACTTATGCACAGTGGAAAGCCAACCGCAGATCAGGAAAGATCAGATAAACCTAATCTTTTTGGAGAAATCAAATGGCAAATCAATTGCTAACCATCTCCAAGATCACCAACGAAGCGTTGATGGTTTTGGAAAACGAATTGACTTTCACATCGGAAGTCGACCGCAACTATGACGACCAATTCGCAGTCGTAGGTGCAAAAATCGGTAACACCGTGAACGTCCGCAGACCCGGCCGCTTTATCGGTACAACTGGCCCTGCCCTGAACGTTGAAGATTTCAACGAAACATCAGTGCCTGTTACCTTGTCCACACAGTTCCACGTTGACACACAGTTCACCACACAAGACTTGGCTTTGTCCTTGGATATGTTCAGTGACCGCGTGTTGAAGCCTGCTGTGGCGGCTATCGCCAACAAGATTGACCGTGATGGTCTGTCAATGGCAACCCTGCAAACCGCGAACATCGTTGGTACTGCTGGCACACCACCCACAGGTTTGATTACCTACCTGACCGCAGGCGCATACCTTGATGCTGAAGGCGCACCACGCGATGGCCGCCGTTCATGTATCGTTGAACCTTTCACATCTGCAACCATTGTGGATAGCTTGAAAGGTCTGTTCGTGCCACAAGAAGCTATTGGCGAGCAATATCGCAAGGGCTTGATGGGTCGTGACAGCGCAGGCATGAACTGGAAGATGGATCAGAACGTTGTGTCTCAGACATTTGGTTCTAACTCTACCACCACCGTGACCGCATCTGTCAACACCACCACTGCAAGCGGATTCTTGACCTCTGGTTGGGCATCATCTAGCACCATCACCGTGACAGCCGCAAACACTGGTACATTGAACCTCAACGCTGGTGACACTTTCACCATCGCTGGTGTGTACGCAGTTAACCCACAAAACCGCCAAGCCTACGGTTCTAACAAGTTGCGTAACTTCGTTGTTAAGTCAACTGTTGCAATCGCCTCTGGTTCGTCTGGTAGCGTGGTGGTCAGCCCTGCTGTTATCACTGCTGGTCAATTCCAGAACGTGTCGATTCCCACAACCTCAAGCACTGCCGCTGTGACTCAGTTCAACAGCACAGGTACAGTTTCTCCGCAAAACATCATCATGCACCGGAACGCCTTTACGCTCGCCGTGGCTGATCTCGAGTTGCCGGAGGGTGTCCACTTCGCTGGTCGTGCATCAGACAAGGAAATCGGTCTGTCCATGCGTGTGGTTCGCCAATACACCATCAACAACGATTCAATCCCGACTCGTTTGGATGTGTTGTATGGCTGGGCGCCCTTGTACCCCGAACTCGCTTGCCGCGTTGCCGCTTAATTAACTTTTTAGGAGAAAAATCAAATGGCAAATCCCGGACCAGCAACCACAACCACCATTCACCCACAGAATGTCGCCTCCAACCAAGCCATCCGCTTGTTGGCTGTCGCAACTGGCGTGAATGTCAACGCAACTGGCGACCAAGCTGTTTTGCAAGTTTTGAACACAACTAACTACTCTGTTAGCAACGTTGTTTTCACAAACGCATCAACCAGCCTGACCACTGCCGCCGCTGGCTTGTTCACCGCGCCTAGCGCTGGTGGCACAGCTATTGTGTCAAACGCCGCTTTGTCTGCATTGACAAGCTCAACCGTGGTGTCTCAGCGCACCGTGGCATCTACCGCTATCCAATCTGCTCAGAACTTGTATCTGAACGTTGGCACAGCCCAAGGTGCGGCGGCTACGATGGACATTTATGTCTATGGCTATGACTTCAGCACATATAGCTGATTTCATGTAACCAAGAGGGAGAAGCCATCCTCAAAAGGGGTGGCTTTTTCTTTTTTTCAAAGTACAATTCATTCAATTTTTAGGGGAAATCATGGCTAATTCTCAAGCAATTGGTGCGGCTTACCAAGACCAAAACATCATTAATTCTCAGTATATGTTTGCTAACTCAACTTCTGGTCAATTGGGTTACAACACAGGTTCATCGACAGCGACTCCTGCCTCAGTCACTCAGGCCACAAGCAAATCAACTGGCGTGACTATTAACGCATCGGCTGGTCAAATTGTGACTAACAATGCGGCTTTGGCGGCTGGTGCAGAAGTGGCGTTTGTGGTGACTAATAATCTGGTCACTCCATACGACATTCCTATAGTGGCTTTGGCATCTGGCGCGGCAACCGCTGGCACTTATTTGCTAACCATTGCGGCTGTGTCAAATGGTTCTTTCACTGTTGTAATTTCCAATGCCAGCGCAGGTTCTTTGTCTGAGGCACTGACGCTGAACTTTGGCATCATTCATGTGGCGCAACAATAATGGCAAGCTCAACAGTCCAAAGAAACGCTGGTCAAACCGTAGCGTTATCAGTCACAAGCACCGCGCATTCTGCTGTGTTGATTGATGACAATACGAATGACCAGATTAACTACACATCGTTCTTGAATACGGGCGGTGCGCCAATGGCGGTGAAGTGGGGGACGGTTGACCCCGGTGCGCCCACTTTTCCCGTTGATGGCACTAATGGCGACTTTGTTTTGCCTGCTGGCATGACATCGGCAATGATTTTGGCGACTCCAACAACACCATACTATCTGACAGCAAAGAGCAATTCCGCTACTGCTGGCATTTTGTATGTAACTCCAGCCGCTGACCAATCGTAAGCTCATGGCTGACCCTGCAAAAGTCATAGATCAAAACTTACTGCCTGTTCAGGCTTATTTTGCGGTCGATGGAACATTTCAAACCTTTATCGGTCAGGGTCAGCCCTTTTACGCCTCAATTGATCCAAATCAGTCTGGCTTGCACATCACCGCAAGCACAATTGACAGCACCACGATTGGCGCTACAACCCCATCCACAGGGGTTTTTACCAATATCCTGACAACCACAGGGCAAGTCACCACGACCCCTAGCGCAAACACGGATATTGCCAATAAATACTATGTTGACCAGATCGCCCAAGGGTTAAATCCCAAGCAGGCGGTCAAATGCGGCACAACAGCCAACATCACGCTGTCTGGACTGCAAACCATTGACGGGTATACGACCGTGGCGGGTGACCGCGTATTGGTCAAGAATCAAACCAGCTCTGCTGAAAACGGCATTTATATTGCCTCTGCAAGCGCATGGACACGATCAACTGACATGGATGTGTGGTCAGAGGTCGCAGGCGCTTACACAGTCATTTTGAGCGGCACAAATAATGCGAATACTGGTTGGGTTTGTACTGCCACAGATGCGGGAACAATCAACGTTACACCTATGCCTTGGGTTCAATTCTCAGGTATAGGGACTTACTTTGCTGGCACAGGTTTAAATCTTGCATCTAACACATTCAGCATTGCTAACACTGGTGTAACTGCCGCATCAGTTGGGTCTGCATCTAAAACGCTGACAGCTACCGTCAACGCACAAGGTCAATTGACTTCTTTGCTAGATACCAATATTGCAATTGCCGCAACACAAATTACATCTGGCACGATTGACACTGCAAGAATCTCAGGTTCATACACAGGTATTACTGGCGTTGGAACGCTGACCGCAGGCACATGGAACGCAAGCACAATTGACGTGGCTTATGGCGGTACAGGCGCAACCACATTGACAGGTTACGTTAAAGCAAGCGGCACAAGCGCATTTACAGCGGTGTCCACCATTCCTAACACTGACATTAGTGGTTTAGGCACAATGTCTACCCAAAATGCCAGTTCTGTGGCAATAACAGGCGGTTCTGCGGCACTTTCTACATTAAAAACTCTTGGTTTGACAGGTTATTTGTATGGAAATGACACAAGTGCTGTAACTGCATCCACAACCATTCCAACATCCGCGCTTTCTGGCAATTTTGTCAGTACATTTTCAGCGGGTACGACAGGATTAACGCCAAACACCAACACCGCAGGCGCGGTTACTTTGGGTGGCACATTGGCGGTCGCAAATGGCGGCACTGGCGTGACTTCATCAAGTGGCGCTAATTCTGTTGTTTTGCGTGATGCAAATGCAAATATCTCAGTTAATTGTTTGTTTGAGGGATATTCAACAGTAGCGGCAAGCGGCACAACAATCGTGCTAACTGCGTCATCTGCCCAAAACTACCAAATAACTGGTTCTGGCGGTCAAGTTATTAGATTGCCCAATGCAACAACATTGCCTAATGGCGCGTTGTTCACATTTAACAATAACCAAAGTTCTGGTGCAATTACTGTACAAAACAATTCATCAACCACCGTTTCAACAATTAATTCTGGCGGTTTTGTAACCATTGTTTTGTTGGATAACACTTTAGCGGCTGGGTCATGGGATCGTCACGATCAAACGCCAGCTAATGTATCTTGGTCTACCAACACTTTTGATTACCCTGGCTCAATTACCAGCGCAACTTGGAACGGCTCAACCATCGCTATTAATCGAGGCGGCACAAACGGAACGGCTACACCAACCGCAGGCGCAGTGGCTTATGGAACTGGTACTGCTTATGCGTTCACTGCGGCTGGCACATCAGGTCAGGTTTTACAGTCGAATGGGTCAAGCGCCCCTACTTGGGTGACCCCCACGGCTTATGCCACAGTCACTGATGACACAACGACGAATGCAACGCGTTACCCATTGTTTGCGGCGGCAACCAGTGGAAACTTAACCACTGAGTACACCAGCTCGACAAAATACCAATACAACCCATCAACAGGTGTGCTGACAGCCACAGGGTTCAGTGGGTCTGGTGCGAGTTTAACTAGCTTAACCGCAGGCAATTTGTCTGGCACGATTCCTAGTGCGGTGTTAGGGAACTCGACTGTTTACATTGGAACGACTGCGGTTGCGCTTAACAGGGCATCTGCATCAATTAGCTTAACTGGCACAAGCATTGATGGCTCTGCTGGATCAGCAACAACAGCGACCACTGCGACCAATACAACGAATGTGGCTATCACAGATAACACATCGACAAACGCAACTTATTACCCTACATTTGTGAGTAATTCAACGGGTAATTTGGGCGTGACAGTTTCATCAACCAAACTAAAATACAACCCAAGCACAGGGGCTTTAACCGCTTCTCAGCTCATCATTGCACCATAAGGAAACAACATGGGTCAACTAGTCTTTCAAGCATCTTTAGGCGGTCAGGTTAATCTGGTTGGCCCTAATACTGCATCGACATTCAATTTAAACGTGCCTGCCGCATCAGATACTTTGGTGGCAAGGGCTACCACAGACACTTTGACAAACAAGACTTTGACCAGTCCTGTGGTTTCTGGTGGAACAATTGACAATGCGGTGATTGGCGGCACGACCGCGGCGGCGGGAAGTTTCACAACGTTAAGTGCGTCATCAACTATTTCGGGAACAGGATTCAGCACTTATTTGGCAAGTCCTCCTGCGATAGGCGGGACAACGGCGGCGGCGGGAACATTTACAACTTTAAATACTTCTGGCGCAATAACCACAACGGCAAGCGTTAATACACCAAACACCTTTGGCTTCAAGAACCGCATCATCAATGGTGCGATGGTGATTGACCAGCGTAATGCGGGGGCTAGTGTTACGCCCACAGATGGTCAATTTACAGTAGACAGATGGCAAGTATGGTGTGATGCCGCATCTAAAGTAACTGCTCAACAGTCCACTACTGTTCCAGCAGGATTTAAAAACGCTGTTGTTTTAACTTCAACATCTGCATATTCAATTACATCAACGCAACAATTTGGTTTTTTACAGCCAATAGAAGGATTAAATGTATATGATTTAGGTTGGGGAACTGCTAATGCAACAACAATAACAATATCATTTTGGGTTCGAAGCTCATTGACAGGTACATTTGGTGGAGCAATTAGGAATAGTGCTGGAGATAGATTTTATGTATTTAGCTACACAATAAATTCTGCAAATACATACGAACAAAAAACTATCACAATCGCTGGCGATACAAGCGGCACATGGCTTACAACTAATGGTCTCGGTTTATACCTATATTTTAGTTTAGGCGCAGGATCATCAAAAGTTACATCAGCAGGGTCTTGGGGTTCAACTGCTTACTATGGGGTAACTGGACAACAAAACTTGGTTGCCAACAACGGAGCCACGCTTTACATCACAGGCGTACAGCTAGAAAAAGGCTCAACAGCAACGAGCTTTGACTACAGGCCGTATGGTACTGAGTTGGCTTTGTGTCAACGGTATCACCAAGGAACAGCGGCAACAGCGGCTGCAATGGATAACGCTTCGGCAGAGTCCGCAAGACGAGCTCTTTTGGTGTTCGGTTTGAGTGTTAACAGTGGAACTCAAACAAGATTACAGTTGCCTTTTACAACATCAATGCGGGCGACACCAACCATCTCGTTCTCTGACAACAACGGAAACCTTGGGAAGGTGTATTTTAATATTGCAAACGCAACAGCATCCACATATGTGTCTGGGCCGTCTTACGCAGTATTGGTAGCAACTGCGGCAGCAACAGGAACGCATGATTTGTATGTCAACTACTCATTGAGCGCAGAACTATGAAATACCAACTCATCAAAAAGCTAGATGCAAACCAGCAAGATTTTGTAATTCGAATGTCGGATAACGCTTTCATCCCCTTCGACCCCTCCAACACAGACTACCAAGCCTTTTTGCGTTGGTGCGAAGAAGGCAACACACCAGAGCCAGCAGATGAGGCACAAACATGAACTGGTCTATTCAAGAAGTCTATGCAACTGATGGCTTAATCACCAAGGTTAAGTACCACTGCGCCAAGGAATCAGTAGCTACTGAGGGTTATTGGACTTTCCTTGACCCAAAGTTAAACACGCCATTTGCTGAAGTGACAGAGGAAATGGTCATCGGTTGGGTTAATGCTGAGATTGGTGAAAAAATCAGCGCAAGACTAGACGAGCAATTGCAAACCCAAATGCCTGTGATTGCGCCTTGGTTGCCACAGACTTTTTCTCCAAATATCTAAGGGGACAACATGGCTCAACCTATCGACATCATTTCTAGGGCGCTGAAAGACATTGGGGCATTGGAGGCAGGCGAGACACCCACGCCAGATGCCGACCAAGATGCGTTTGATATGCTCAACGACCTCATCGATCAATGGTCGAATGAGGACATGATGGTGTTTTATAAGACTGAGATTGTCTTTCCAATTGTCTCAGGTCAAACCCAATACACAATCGGTCCAAACGGGCAGATTGGCGCAAACTTTGTTGGAAGCATCTCAGGTAATGTCTTAACCGTGACCTCGATTAACTCAGGCGCTATTGCCCTTGGGCAGACACTGAGTGGCACAGGCATCACTGCTGGAACAACCATTACGGCTTTTGCCACAGGCGCAGGGGGTAATGTTAATGAAGCAGGCACATACACGGTCAACATATTCCAAACCGTTGCGTCTACAACAATCAATGCGTATTACCAGCGACCGCTTGTTATTAATTCTGCTTTTGTCAGGATTAACACAAATTCTAATGGACAGCCCATTGTTAACGGGGGTTTAGATTATCCTGTGGCGATTCTGGCTCTCGAAGATTACGAGATGATTGGGCTGAAAACCCTGTCTGGCCCGTGGCCAAAAGCGCTGTATTACCAACCCACCGAGGTTTTGGGAAACATTTTTGTATGGCCAAACCCTAGTCAAGGCGAGATGCACTTGTTTGCAGACACGATTTTTCGCAGATACGAGTCAATCAATGACACGATTGTCCTGCCCCAAGCCTATTCGATGGCGTTGCGGTGGTGCTTGGCTGAACGCCTAATGCCGATGTATGGAAAAAACAATCAGGTTCAGATAGCGATGATTCAGGGCTATGCGGCTCAGGCCAAGGCCACGATCAAGCGAACCAATATGAGACCAGTACAAACTTCAAGGTATCCAGACAGTTTGTTAGTTGGTAGACAAAAGGATGCCGGTTGGATATTGAGTGGCGGTTTCTTTAGATAAAAAGTATTAAAAATGAAACGCAAAACATTTAAAGATGCTTGGGATTTGGTTGCCAAAAAGGGTGTAGATGACTGCTGGGAGTGGCAAGGTTGCAAAAATAGCACTGGCTATGGAAACATGACGGTTTCACAAGTACCTTATTCCGCACATCGTATTATTTTTGCGTTGGTTAATCCGGGCTTAATTTCAATAAAAGCCCCTACTGATAAAAAACTTAAACAATTTATTTTGCACAAATGCGATAACAGGACTTGTTGCAATCCTAATCATATGGTTCTTGGAAACTATGATG